CCGAAACATGGTGGACGATGCTGTGTGGGATCCGGATGCCAAAGAGTGGATTATACCTGTTACTGCCAAAAATCTCAGATCCACTCTGGAGTTTTGTCGCAGCAGGACTCCACCTTATGACGTTGACACTCGGGTCAACGACTTGTTGGATCCTGTGCTGAGTACGTCAGAGGCCAATCAGTGGACAGTTCAGGCTAGACTGGTCAATGGTGGCATCATGATCAACTGTGCCAATCAATATCTCATGGCAGCCATACCCCAACATCTACCCTTGACCTTGACCACGCTCAATACTCTGGTGCGTGCTGGCGTGGAGATACATGAAGATCTACGCAGTCACTTCTGCGGCAATCCCGAGTCTGTGGTGCCTGCCATGTTGAACTCACAGCAGGCCACGGCCCTGACTTGGTCTGAACAAAATCATCAGGCCATATTGGATTATATCGATCAGCATGAACAAGACAGTGTGGCCATTGAACTGATTAACGAACAAGATGCTTACCATGATCTTTGTCAAGACATACAACAACGATGGCCCAACAGGGTCAGCACATACTATCGTGCCAGAAGCAGAAACCCTGAATGGGAATTCATGGACGATTATCAATACAACTATCAGGCCATTGATTTTGACTCAGTGGACATAGTTATAAATAAAAGCCGTGGTCTTGTGGTCTGGGACGTTGGTTCACTGCCAGCACAGATCGCTAGAAAAATCATCTATTATATCGATCCTCAATATCATCGCGAGGACTATCTCGACGGGAATACCTCATGGTAGGCACAGCCACCTTAATCATCAAAGACGAAGTCAATGTTAAAATCGAAGGCTTGGAACTGGAAACCAGACGCAGGCTCATGCGCTTGTTTGAATATGAAGTGCCTTATGCTAGATATTTGCCAGCAGTTCGCATGGGACGCTGGAACGGTAAGGTAAGTTTTTTCCAGTTGGGTGGCAGCACTTATGTCAATCTCTTGCCCGAGATACTGCCTGTGCTGGAAGAAGAAGGATATGACATAGATCTAGAAGATCTCCGTGAATACAGCCGAGATTTTGAATTTCCCGAGATCACAGAAAACAGTTTTGCTGACAGGACCTGGCCCCGAGGTCATCCTGCAGAAGGTCAACCCATAGTACTGCGAGACTATCAAGTCAGTATCATTAACAATTTCGTCAAGAGCCCTCAGTGTCTGCAGGAGATTGCCACAGGCGCAGGCAAGACTATCATGACTGCCGCGCTGAGCCAACTGTGCGAATCGCATGGCAGGACCATAGTCATAGTACCCAACAAAAGTCTCGTGACTCAAACAGAAAAGGACTACATTAATCTTGGTCTAGATGTGGGCGTGTACTTTGGAGATCGCAAGGAATATAACAAGACGCATACAATCTGCACCTGGCAAAGCCTAAACAATTTATTGAAAAACACAAAAAATTCTGTGGGCGATGTTACCATTGGTGATTTTATAGAAGGCGTGATCTGTGTCATAGTAGATGAAGTACACATGGCCAAGGCCGATGCATTGAAAACTCTACTGACCGGCGTCATGAGCCAGATACCCATACGCTGGGGTCTCACTGGCACCATACCCAAAGAAAAGTTTGAATCCCAAGCACTGCACGTCAGCATAGGTCCCGTGGTGGGACAGTTGTCAGCTGCTGAATTACAGCAGCAGGGCGTGTTGGCACAGTGTCATGTCAACGTAGTGCAGTTGGTAGATCATCAGGAACATACCAACTATCAAAGCGAATTAAAGTTTTTGTTGGAAGACGCGGATCGACTGGATGCCATAGCAGGGCTGGTGCAGGAAGTAAACAAGACTGGCAATACATTGATCCTAGTGGATCGTATCACAGCCGGGCGGGCCTTGGTAGATAGACTGGGCGACCGCGCTGTATTCATATCAGGTGCTACCAAAGCAGGAGAAAGGCAAGATCATTATGATGAAGTATCGGAGACAACAGACAAAATCATTGTCGCTACTTACGGTGTGGCCGCAGTTGGTATTAACATTCCCCGTATTTTTAATTTGGTGCTTGTTGAGCCTGGCAAGTCTTTTGTGCGTGTTATCCAGTCAATTGGTCGTGGCATTCGTAAAGCAGAAGACAAAGACTTTGTTCAGATCTGGGACATAACTAGCACCTGCAGATTTGCCAAGCGGCATTTGACCAAACGCAAAACTTTTTACAAAGAAGCGGAATACCCCTATACACAAGAGAAACTGGAGTATCGTTAGGTTGACACCTGTGCAATCTATAGTATAATTGTTATATGAAAATCTTGACCTTAGACAACTGCAGTTATGAATTAGACAGTTTGCCCGAACAGATCGACGACCTGCGCTTTGGCGTATTCGACAACGGCAACCCCGATGAACCCGACTATCACTATATACCATTGATATTCTTAGAATCGTTTACCAGTCCCGCACTGATACTACAAGTGGGCCGGCATCGCATAAAAATGCCCTTGGATTGGAAGATACTGATAGGCGAACCTGAATTGGGTGACTTGGAAGTCTTGCCCTTGACCAGCTTGAATGATCGCGGATTCAAGGCATTCCAGTTCAATCCCTTGACATCATTCCGTCCCAGTTTCCTTGACACGCAGATCATTGATGTGTATCATGAGATCACTTGGTACGCTCCTAAATTAAAAAACGGACAGATGCTGTGCGTGCCCTTGGATGACGAACCCAATCCCGAATGCGTGTATTTTGTCAAAGACATCAGCCGCAACTGCGAAGTGGTAGACTATAGAAAGGCTTGGTAGTGGCCGAACGAGATAACTTCCTATGGGACTTGCTGGCTGCTATAGATCGCAGAGATCGCGGATACTATGATCAGTTATCTGCAGAAGACCGTAAGAAGTTTTCTGCTTATATGGCCCTGCGCTGGATGAGTTATGTCGACGCCGGACCAGATGTGCAGTCGGGGTATGTGCAACTGTACAATCACTATGCCAACAAAAACATTTTCCTTCTCAGCAGGCATCCTAAACTACAGTGGTATATGTTGATCGCAGCCAGCCCTGGGCTGGGGCGACAGAGACATTCGTGGCCACGTGTCAAAAAATCCCGGGAAACTCGACGCACTAAAACCTTGCGAGAACTGTTCCCTGGAATGAAAACAGCCGACGCAGAAGTATTGGATCAATTGATCACAGACGCAGACATCAAACAATATAACCGAGACCTTGGACACGACAAAACATAAATGCCAACACTGTCAACGAGAGTTCAGCAGAGAATCCACACTGCTGGCGCATCTCTGCGAGCCCAAACGCCGATTCAACAGCCGCGGTGAAAAGCCTGTGCTATTGGGTATGCAGGCTTATATAGCCATTAAACGCAGTTTGGGACAGCAGGTAGCAGACGAGTGGCACAGTTTTGAAAACAACAGTTTATATCGTGTGCTGGTCAAGTTTGGTAGATACTGTGTGGATGCCAGAGTCATAGCATTTCCACAATATGTCCGATGGTTACTGGCTCCCGAGCAACGCAAACTTAAGATAGATTATCATTGGGCCAGTGACACTGTCTACGAACAATTTTTACTGACGCATACTCGTAGAGAGGACGCTGAAGACGCTGTGACTCGTGCTACAGAAACCATGCAAGGTTACAGCAGCCTGGCCAACTACAGGGACTACTTTCGATATCTCAATGCCAATCTTATCATACGTGATATCACAGCCGGCAGAGTCACAGCATGGACTATTCTTAACTGCGCCTCAGGACATGAGTTTGTGGCGAGATTAGATTCTAAACAGCAGGAAATAATTTATAGTTGGATCGACCCCGACTATTGGCCTCAGCGTTTCCGTGATTACTCTGCTAGCCAACTAAAGATAGAGCACGATCTACAGCAACAGGGCCTATGAAGATCGCCGCAGACATCGACATTGACTTGGCCAATCGTGATCAAGTGTTGCAGTTGATCCAATATACCGCAGCCAGCCAGCGTAAAAATGATCAGTTGACTAGACACAATTCTGGTGTTTATGTCACTGACATACCCAAGGATACCTTACATGGCTATGCCAGCATAGACTATCAACAAGCCGAGCAACGTGGCTATTTCAAGATCGATCTTTTGAACAATTCAGTGTATCAACTGATACGTGATCAACAGCATTATGACGATATGTTGACAAGAACTCCGCCATGGGCGCGATTGTTGGATCGTGACTTTGTTGGCAAGATCGTGCATATCAACAATGCGTGGGACCAACTGCAACGCATGCCTGAACCAGTGGATACTCTAGCACGTATGGCCATGTTTATCGCTGTCATAAGACCAGCCAAACGATATCTACAGGGCAGACCCTGGGCAGAAGTAGCACAGCATGTCTGGGACCCAGAATTGGATGGGTATTATTTCAAGAAAAGCCACAGTATCGCTTATGCACACCTAGTGGCACTGCACATGAACCTAGTCCAGTCTCTTGACCAGGGTAATTGATTTACGTTTGATCTTTTTGCGGGCTATGTCGTTGAGGCTGGTCACTGGTCCCAAGAGCACTTGGATATCTTTGTTGATAAAAGTCTTGAGAAACGGACGGA